GCCAAAACACTCAGATCTTGAACCGCGATCCAGGACTCGAAAGCCATCTGTTGTCCAGGATCCCATCCAAACGATAAATGAAAGTCCAACCGCGTCTGGTCGTCTATGTCGCTTTGCCGCTCTTTGATTTTATCCGTGCGTCGATTCTCTCCCATCTCCGCCTTAAGCAGTTTCCAATTCTGCTGCGGATTGCACTCAATTAGACGACTGGCATATGCTTGTAATAGCGGTACCCCATCATTGCACGCCAACTCACACATACCTACTGCCCAAGCCAATTCGCCGTAGTTCGTAACGGTTTTGCAGGTATAGGCAGTTCGGGACAGCACGCGCTGTGGATCGCGCACCATCCTCCACTTCCCCTGCACCCTGATTGGTTTGCATTGGCAGTAATCAACATTGTGAATACTAAACACCACTTCCATTTTCGTCTTCAACCCAACCTTGCCGAAGAAATCCAAGTCCAATCGCTCATACACTCGCCTTGGCACGGCTACGACAGAGTCGTCCCCATTAACAATTATGTCCCCTTCAGGCCCAACCCAATGCCTGATGAGGGCGTAGTTGATAATAGAGTCGCCGCATGACGTGTTGTATTCGCCACTCAACATGGTACCCTCCACTCGATAGCGGATACCATTCGCTGTCCTGCCACTATTCGATCTTTGCATTCGCAGGAGTTCCTGGAGCCATTTGTCACCTTTATAGAACTCGGTATAATATGTCCATTCCAGACAGTCGCGCAACTCAGTCCGAAGAGTCGAATCATAGCGGCTGTGGTCGAGTAGGATCCAAACGGTATCGGACCAACGGTCCATCTGGCCAATTCTGGCTCCCGTTTGCCAAGAGTTCATGCCTTTTGTTGTCCAAGGCCGCTCTGTTCTACGGTATCGCACGTGGTGGAAAACGTGGTCCTCGATAGGTCTAATATATCGGGCCAACTCGTAGATATACATCGGATTGCGATGCTGGATTAGGCGCGGAGCTTTTAGTTCCGGAGGATCGAAAAGGTCGTGCATGGCCTTCTCAAATTTCACGAAAGCGCTAACTTTATGTGCGTTAGCGTCCCAACCTCTCTGGGCGTATCGATCAAAAGCCTGTTGTGCGACTTTCCTCTTCGGCCCAGACATCCTATCCAAGAGCTGTTCAGGTGTTAATGGTTCCAACGGCACAGGTGGCAACCACTCGCGCAGTCCACGAGCGGCGGCCTGAATATGTGCCGTCATTAGGGGTGAGCCAGGTGGTATCTCAATCATGTGGCGCTTCACCATAGCTGATCGCTCATTGAGCACACACCCATAGTAGGCGAAACAACGACGTGTACCGGGCACGTCAACTAGTGGAACTAGTTGACGTGTCCGGTGCTCGTGGTTGCATGGCTGTACAGGCATGTGCGTGATCTTGGCATGCACACCAACCTCACCTTCCACCTCTCCAACACATATCATCTGAGGTGGCGCCACAACTAACTGCTACTTCAGCGGCAGCACTTCCCGGGCTCTACGGAAAGCGCGCTCGTCGGCCCAATCATTCAACCCAAAGAAGGCATATGTGCTACAGACCCAATCGTATCTGGGCACGACTCCTTGGATGGTCGAATTAAAGTACCGAATCGATCTAATGCCAATCTGGTCGCTGTGGTCTCTGACAAATTGCTCCAGAGTTTGGTCAGCCACTGAGGGTCTCAGGGCAACATCTAAAGCACAGTCATACTCAAACAGAAACCGTTGGTCGCTCCACTCCGGCTCATTTTGCCGCCTCCAAGCTTCCGCCTGCTTACGCAGGTATTTAGGCAGCTCGGCGGTTCTCCGCTCATGAGTGGCTTTCTGACTGAGGAAAGCAGCCAGATTGCCAGATGTCCCTGGAGTGGGCTCTCTCGCTGGTAGCATTGCCGGTCGCACTACTTGGTGCTCGCGAATGCGCTGTGCGACAATCATGCCGGCCACCGTTACGCCGGCGATTACGCGCATCCGCGGATTGACGAGGGAACTCACCAAACCGTGTCCGAGTAGCCCGAGTCCGAGTCCTCGTCCTCCGATCCAGACCCACTGTCCGATTCGCTGTCTGATGTAAGCGAATACTCGATCCACGCCGCGTTCTCCATTGCTATCCCGATCAACGTCGATGCCATCGTTCGGGCCGTCATCCTCAGGTTCGGGATCTCCACTTCCATCCTCGCCTGATCCCGGTCCGGCTCCAATGGATAGTATTGGCGCAGGAACTCCTTCGTCACCATCCTCAGCTCGATCGTTCCGAGTGATGGGTTGATAGGGCACGAGAGCCAGGGCATCTGCGGAGGAGGGCCTCCGCTCATGTCGCAAATCGGACACTTCAATGTGGTGGTCTTCGTTTGTCCGAAAAGCAGAGCAACAGCGACTGCATTGGCGACTAAACGGAGCCTGGCAGATTGTGGCGCGGCTTCCGCACATTGGGCACACTCCTCGACTATAGCTGTTAGAAAACTGATCGCATCCGCATGGATCTGCGATCGGGGGGAGTCGTCGCCCAGAGAGCTTGCGATATACACGAAAGAGACACCTTCTGCAAGTACAGGAGGCACAGCGATCATGATCGCAGGATTTGCGATGTTTTGAAGGACAGTCCGCGTGTAGGTCAACCATCTCGCCAACGCGTTGGTAGAATTTCTTGGCAAAACGCTTAAACCCTGAACTACGTGACCTTGCACTTGAACAATTGCTGGTGGTATCGCCGCCCGAAAACCCGGGGGGTCACCA